CCTCACGGGGGTGCGTGTGCAATGTGTGCACGGTCTCGCTATGAGACTACCTTTTCACATCATCAGGGAGCTCGGCATGGCACGGCAGAAGAGGCAAAGGTTACGCATTGATAAGCGTGACCTCCCCGCCGATTACGATCCTCATTATTTTTATGAGTACCGTATCATGCAAAGAGCTCAAGAAGCTGATGGTATTGAGGGGTTGATCTACCGATACATCCCATGGACCATTATCCGGTCTTTCGCGTTTGCGATCGATCCGTTTAGCGGTTTTAAGATGTCACTAGGCAAGATTAGCCCTGTAGCTCGCACACGCAAGAGGTCGCGGTTGTCCGTTCTGGACGCCCGCGTCGTGACTAAAGACGTCACTGTGTGTACTCAGAAATCCCTGGAAAATTACCAGGATATTCCGGGTAGGGTTGGTCCTTTGACCAGCCTTGAGCCACCGTATCACTACACGGTCACCCAGCGCCAAGGAGCGCAAGGGAACCTATGGGATACGTCAATGGACACGACTTATCGCACTCGTGCAATCGGGTACACGATGGGGGAGTTTGAATTTAACAAAGTTCAAGTTTTCTCACCACCCCGGTCGATAGTCACAACGCAAGTCTCCGAACAGTTCTGGCCTTCTGGTGGATCCGGTTTCCCGGATATCCTTAACCAGCAGACCTATAGGAGGTACGCTGTTGGTCCAACATCAGCTACTTATCCACAATCACGACACAGCGAATTGTTGGCTGCAGAGCGAAATACGTTAATTGCAGTGATGCAAAAGAACGCACTTTCGATGTACAAGGGTATTAACCCTCAGCATCGGAATTATACTCTGTTTCGCAACATCGCCGAGCTCAAGGATTTACCACAGTCAATCGCAACAATGCGGGAGACTGCCCGGAACATATCCAGGTTCGAGCCAATGCTTCTAAAAGATGCACCTGCTAGCCTGCGCGCTATTCTTCATAACACGCGTAGTTTGGCTAAGGACATCCCGAGTCAGTACTTATCGTACCACTTCGGCTGGAAGCAACTTGTTAGTGATGTGATGGATTTGTTGGTTAAGCCCGCCAAGATCTCGAAGCAAATTGACTTCTTGATTCGACGTTCGGGTAAACCGACGACGTATCGCTCAAAGCGCCAAATAGTTAGCGCCCAGGCGGACGGAGTACCCGGCTTTGTGTATGAATTGTTGGAATGCGAAAATAAAGTCAGAGACGCGACATCTTTGGTTAGAACCATCGATTTAGCTATGGTGATTAACACCACCTTTGACTTCCCGCAGATCAATTACCCGATTTTCCGAAAGGATCTTTTCCTCAGGAAGTTGGGGGTTTATCCCTCGTTCACGGACATCTATAATTTGACGCCGTGGACCTGGCTCGTTGACTGGTTTACTGGATTGGGCACTTACATCGAAGTTATTGATGAGGTGAACAAAGATTCCAGTATAATCAATTGGGGTTTCCTCACCGGTAAGTCCCGGGTTGAGGTAACGACGAACCATTCATCCGAAGCTGTGAGCGTGCTGGGTAAGAAGATAGGTAGTGCGGATTGGGTGACGACCGAATCAATAGTAGGTCATAACCACAGTTCCACCCTCGTCCTCGACTTGCAATTACGCAAGAGTCTCAGTACACTTATGGATGTGAGAGTTTTAACTGATATAGGGTCATTAACCCCGTTTCAGCAATCGATCTTGGGTGCGTTGCTTGCGCAACGCCTCCGGTAGTACTCGTCTGGACATTCTGTCCTTTCGAGCCAATTCATACTAGGAGTTAACCGATGCTTGTAGATCCCGTAACTGTTGCTGCTGCTTCTCCCACCCCGGAGCTGAAGTTTTCTATCTCTTCAGTCACCAGTGGGGGTACTGAGCGAATCGACACGAATGGGGGTGGTTACACCCTTATTACCCAACACGCCAAACCTAAGCGTGGAGGCTCTCGTCACTATGTGCAAATCTTGCGCACTCGTGACGCTGTCGATCCTTACAGCGGCCTGACTCGGCGCGTTACCGCGTCCGCGTCATTCACCATCAACCGGCCGACTTTCGGCTTTTCCGACGCTGATCTTGTTGCGTTGGCGAAGGCCTTGTCGGATTATCGCGACGATGGCGAAGTTACAACTGCCCGCTTGCTCCAGTTCCAGGCTTAAGCGTCAAAACCTATGTTGAAATTTCAACATTGGCTCGACGTCAAGCTACCGAAATGGCTCAATTGGTTAATCACTTCCCTGCTGCTGGGGTCCTTAGTATCACTACTCGGGGTCCTGGCAAGTTGCACAGGTGATTATGCCCTCAAATCTTCGATCGAGGGTGCAGTGAAGGAGAGCGTTAGCGCTCCGTCTACAACTCGGATCTGGAATCGAAAACCTCATGGAGGAACCGATGAAAAGTCCAGTTGTACTCCTTGCGAGTCTGCTCGTTGATATTGGCAGACTCCAACCTGATGTGAAAGGCCTTGATCGGGACATAGCCACGATCAAGTTAAGGTATAAACACGAGGGTTATGGTTTCCTAACCATTGCCCTGCCTGCCTTTGGTGACGCCCTCGTAAGAGGACTATCCGTTGGCAAGTTCACTTCACCCCTAGGGTTTAAAAACCTAAAAGGTGCAGCGCTCCCGAGACTTTTTTCGGGTTTGCTGTCTGACGTGTTTGAACCGTCGTCTGGTCTCATTAAAGAGAGTCCCGTCTTAGAGAGTGTTATTTCTCTTCGACAAATCTTTGCTCTCTTTAAGAAAGTCGAACTAGCCTCCGACGAAGCAGATATACTTCATCAAAAGGCAATAGCCGGCTTTTTCCAAAACGATGGGCTGACCGCCACGTCTGTTATGACTGAGCGGGATCGCCATCTAATGGGTGTTGTTTGCACTTATATTTTGCCTCATCTCGCCGACGATATCGCATCGTTGGATGAAACCCCTTCTTACTTGGGGCTAACTGAGGTAGAGTGTAAACACGGACCAGGTGCTGTTGTAGAGGGATATCGACCGAACCAGAAGTGGAGCGGCGTATGGAATGGGATCCTCACGGATGCCTTTGATACACATCGGTATGGCTACGGCGACTTTGGCATAGTTGATCGAATCGACTTATCATCGACAGATCAGCCATCGTTACCGGGGTTAACTGATGTTCGACCCAAAACAGCAGATGCTTCTCGTAGTATTGCTAAGCTCACGTCCGTCGCAAAAAATTCGACTTCGCGGCGGACTATAACGATCGAGCCACTGGTGAATCAATTTATTCAACAGGGGCTTAATGCTGTGCTTCGTCAGTCTATCGACAAGTGCGACATACTAAATCAAAGCTTGGCATTAACCGACCAGAGTCAGAACCAAAAACTGGCCTTGGAAGGCTCAATTCATGCGAACTGGTCGACACTAGATCTTAAATCTGCGTCTGATCTCCTCTCTCTCACACTTGTGAGTGATGTTTTCGGACCCCGGCATAGCAAGTTTCTTTCTGCTATGCTTGAGTGTCGAACCCCGATGGTGAGTTGCGGCGGGTCGCCGCGCATCATTGGGAAGTTTGCAGGGATGGGGAACGCTTTAACATTCCCAGTTCAATCGATCGTTTTCGCTGTGATAGCGATTACGGCCATCGTGGACAAGTTGGCTCGTAAGCCAACTCATGAGGATGTAAGGCGTGCTGCGAGATGTGTTCGAGTCTATGGCGATGATATCATCGTTAGGACCGAGCATGTACATCAGGTAGTAGCCTGGCTTCAGGGTGCTGGCTTAATCGTCAATACCCAGAAGAGCTTCCTTGATGGTTACTTTAAGGAAAGCTGCGGAGTCGATGCGTATAGAGGGGTAGATGTTACTCCTTTGTATTGCAGATTTCGTCCGGATGATGACTCTATCGAGCCAAGGGCTTTAGCTCAGGCTGTAGCGTTCTCAAACCATGCTTGGTTGAAAGGATACTATAGTTTGAGTAACCTGGTAAAAGAGGATGTGGAACAACGCTTAGGAAGGCGTCTACCACTAGTCTCCTCTTCGTCAGCTGCTCTTGGGTGGCATAGCCGTACGGAAGCGATGGAAGCCCATTCTTGGGACCAGCGCCTACAGAGACTCGTAACAAAGTCTCTCACTCTGATTCCTCGTAAGAGGAAGGATGTAGTGGACGGTTGGGCTGCACTCTTGAAGTACTTTCATGTCCCCCTTCTTGGGAGGCCTCTGAAGCACCTTTCGGAGAGCTCGATGCGATTTAAACTTAAAATCGCTCAGAGTCGGGTGCCGACGGAAGTCGGTTAAAATCTTGGAACATGAGTGTCCAAGTCAGAGAGGGCGAACGGTCGAAAGACCGTAACCGCATCGAAGAGTTATCCTACATAAGTTATCTCTCACGAGATTGCTATATTATGTAGCGATGGTGGCTCACGAGCCACCGGGGTTGTACCAACAACCTCAAAACTTCGGTACAGTGCAGAGCCCTCTCTGC